CTCATTGCGCTTAGGTGCACATCATTATTTGTGCCCTGAGAGCATGGGATTTCCATGTCACAGAGCGGTCGCGATTTCCCCACATCTATTGTGGGAATGCCGATGGCTTGCTGCTTCTCTTGCTCGTCGGGGTTATACCCCCGCCGAACTACCGCTTCGCTAAGACTTTTATCATCTTCGCTAGACGGGATCCGAGATTAGACTCGCCCCAACTTCCCCCACAATCTTTCCTATTAAGCTCACTTATTCGTTTCCTCTGTTTCAGGCCGTTAAGCCCTATTTCTCGCGATCACCAGTAATCCACTGGTTTGTAGTTCATGGTAAAACCATTGAACGTAGATCCACGCCTTTCGCAAACAGGTTCTTTGGAGGTATCTTCTTAATTGGAATACGCAATTGACGATTCATCTGTTCTCACAACTTTGCCATCAGAATGGGATTCTGGAGTAACGGTTTTTCCGTCGCTCTAGACTCATCCTCTGCAGGAATTGTAAGTTGAGATATACGATCCTCGACGTCAGTACAACGACGGTGCAAATCTGCGAGAATATCTCAGATCCGCTCCATCTCATACTCCTCAAGGGTCTCTCATTGCGCTAACTGATCAAGTTCATACCGAATTTGTGCCATTTCCTTAAATGCCCTTTCCATTGGGTGTAAATAAAGAAAAGTACAAATCGTACTTCGAATAAATGGAGTGATTTTCCTTATCTCGGGATACTCGGCAGGGTGCGATGCCCCCTCTGGTGTATACCCAACATGCTTTGCTAGCATCTTAGGCATAGGACCAATGTTCCCGGGTACACGAGTTAATACTGATTTGTCTACCCCGCCTGCTTCCAGGAATGCCTTTCTGGCAGTCTCCTTCGCTTTCAGCAAGTCATTAAGTCGTTTCAATTGAAACTTCATATAATGAATTGCCACGCCCTTTCAGTTATGACCCTTGGTTGTAAATGTGAACAACGTGTTCATCTCTACTCAAGGGCACAGATCGGTACTTGCATGCGGTGCTTTTGACATTAGCAGTAAGTTACGCACCTTATAAGGGATCCGCATCATACGGTTCCCCAACTTGGCCTTAACACGAAATCCTAATCCTCGGATATCTAGCAGTTTAGAGACTCGTAAAGAATATTTTCTTTGGAATTCTACTAATGCCACTAGAGATGACCGAGCTGCCATAAATTCTTTATATGGCAACGGAGAACAATCGGTTCCTGAAAGATAGAATCGCTTGGCAAACTCCAAGGCTCCCTTACGGGAGACAAGGCTTTTCTCAAAGCCGATACCTACTCCAAGTTCC